TTGGTTGACACCCACTAACGTAGAGTGCTTCACGATAAGCTTATGGAACAAAACTAACAAGGTGCCTCCCCACGGGAAAACACCTTGCAAATACTTTGTAATATTAAGAATTACAGATTTTTACATGTAAGGATTAAATGGTTCCATTGCCAATTTTAACTGCTTCAGAGTATTTGATTGTTCGCCTTAAAAGCTTGGGCTTTATTACACTTCTTGAAATTTTACTCCAAATACTTTGTTTTGATTTTCCTGCTATTTTCGCTGCCTGGTCATAGGTAACATCCACATCCAATAGCGCCATTAATACCCTTTTCGCTCCGTCTAAGTCATCCTCTGACAGATGCTCGAAGCAACCGTCATCTATCATATCGGCTAGCTGTCTAAGTATGTCTGACGTTTTACCCATCACACAACATTATAAACTACTGAACACATACAATTGATTAGATTGCCTGCAGAAGCTCCAAAGCGTATATCTCTCGGATATTCCATTTTCTCACCTTCCGGATAAAAATATTCTTGTTGACCAACGGTAACGCCATCCATAACCTGATGTCCGGGACGGGTGTTGTGACCGCTTATCATCCATGTCTTAGTGTATTCAACACCTAATGAATCTATGGATAATTGTCTTGCCACGGATGAGCAGGCCAATGATTCGAATTGCACAATCCTGCGAACTTGCCACAATTCAGCCGTATTCCATTTTTTTACAACAACATCCCTCATATTGCGTGTCACGGTTTCGATGCTTTGCCCCTCATGCTGCATCAGGGTAACATACTCTTGTACCTGCTTAACAATCCACTCCTTTAAAGTGCCTGACACCATACTTATTTTCGTCCCGGAATATTGTTCTATAAAATCATATAATCCTCTCTCCCATCTAATACTCCGATCATTTTTCTGGCCGATCTTTTCCCGAAATTCATCATCTGCCACTTGAGGCCCAATGTTTAAATATAGTTTGCGAAAGAACGAAGCAAGGTACTGTTCTCTAACTTGAATCAGATCAGGAACAAGGTTCACAGGCAGTCCCAACAAAGCACCCATAACCTTTTTAACCTCTTTCGATCTTTCTGCTGCCAGAATTTTTTCATACGGACCCGACATTCGAATAACCTTGATTATTCGGTTTAATCCTTGTTGTCGTTTGGCGGGGGTTATTTTCATATATAAACCTTATTCCGGTTATTGCTTAGGCAGTATATGCTCCGTACTTCCGGACGCTGTACTATTGTCGTCGCCAGACAAATATTGTTCTGAAACCAAACTTTCCGTAGGTTTCCCTGGCATCACATTTATGGGAAAAATAGGCTCATTGGCCCATGATTCATCAATTGTATCGAGCTCTAAAAGTTTAGCCCGGTCATTATATGATCGGTATGATTTGTCATAGGCGTTCAGCATCTCTGTAACATCCTTCTTTAGCTCGTCAATTTTATCCGTATTAATAATCCAATGTTCGCCATTCTCAAAGCGACAAAACTTGGTATACTTCTCCAAAAAGTCCTCCGCATAAGGAATTCCAATGTTTTCGATGAGAATTTTTTTTGCGGCAGCCTGGTTGTCATAAGTAGTCTCGCTCTTATATAGGGCATAAGGATACCCGTACACAAAGCACAGTGCAGATACAGCAGAATCGGAGCTATCCAGTAATGCCAGATTTACAGGCGTGTCACCCAACAGATGAACATCTATAGGAGACCTCATATAAGAGATGTGCCGACCGTCCCTGCGTTGGTTCAAATCTTCTTCTGTGTTTTGTTTGGCAATTTCAGTGGGACCGCCATGGGTGATATCTTCTTTGGGGGTAACAATGGCAGACACCCCACCTTGTTGGATGGTTGTATTCTGCCTTTTCAGGCCGTTATCGATAATGTAAGTTAACTTGGCTGCTGATACCAGAGGGGATAGTCCGTAATTGGTAGTAACATCGGGATTGTAATCCCGGCTAAACATTACATTTTTAGGGGTAAGCTCTGAATTGAGGGTTAAATTTGATGATAGCGTAAACCCGCTTATGGGAGTAAATGGACCGCCTCTCACAATGAATACTTCTTGGGATGGCATTATATACTGACTGATGAATTGACCTGATTTGAGACCAACCCCCTCCATGCCGTAAACAAAAGCATCCCCCAAAACAAGCTTGTTGATTGCCCATGCTTTTATGAATTCCTTTTGGCTTTCTAGGTCATTGGGGTTTCTCAGAAGATCAATAGACCAATGCGAATCAATAACATTGTTGTCTTTATCATTTAGCTCTGCATACCTGACAGCCTTTGCAATAGCATCTGCGCACCTGTTAACAATCGAGAAAACAGCATAGTTTTGTTCGTAAATTCGAACCAATGAATGCCTGTCAACCTTTGGGAAGTCAATAAGGCGTGAATTCATGTAAATACTCTCGTTAAGCTGTCGGAAGTATTCATTGTCCTTGTTTGTTTTATCAGGAAAGTACCCCTTTCGCTCAACCTGCTTTTTTCGCCCCCAAAACTTTATCATATTCATATCCATTTCGTGTTAAGTGTGTGAAAATCCCATAGCGAGCCCCATCCATAGCATGATTGAAGGCATCCATAGGCTCGTTATCCAATGTGCCGTCTTTTTTTACCAGCCATTTGTAGTTCTTCTGTTCATTATGAATGTTAGATGATTCAGATGTGTAATAGATGTTGAAATACTGGACAAATTGAATCTGATTAACCACCGATCCTGCACCCTTGATAGCAGGATAAGCAGATATCCCGTATTGCCGCAATTCCGCAATAGACTTCTGCTCTGCGGAATCACAATACACCTCTGTTAGACAATGATCTATTGAATTTATTTGTTTTAACAGGGATTGGTAGTATGGGGAAAGGCCGATAGCTTTTAATACCACGGATAACTCATCTCTGTTTACTTCCGATCCATCGATATAGATACGCTCATGATGATAAGCAATAGAATGCGAGCCATCGTTAAATAATTCTGTTTTTTTATTGCGATAATCCTGCTTTATTAAATTGGCGATATCGGCATTTTGGAGCCCTTTTAGATAGGCAACTTCATGCAAATAAATACTGTTGCTCCTTTTGTCGAAACATATACGAATAATGGCCGTTGGATCATTCACAAATCCAAAATCAACCCCATACCAAGTGTATAGATCGGAAGGATAGGATGTGATTCTGCACCAATTTTTATAGATTACGCCCTCTGCCATCTTCAAGGGCATTCCCATAAAAATATGCTCGTATTTTTCCGGGTCTTTTTCTTTAACGCCTTCGGCTACACGTAAAAATGATTCGTCAAGATTTTCGATGTTATCCAGGTAGGTAGTGTGAATGTAGGTGCAATCATCATGCACCCCATTAAAGTTAAATGGAACCCCCCTGTCTATAAAGAACCTACGAATAATAAAATGCTCTTCGTCAGGAGCATTTAAGATAACTATAACATGAATGTCTGCATTTTTCTTTCGAATCGAAAGGTCGATCTTATCGAAAATAGTCTCATCGGTTAATTCTTCCGCCTCATCCAGTACCCATCGGGTTACTCCGGATATAGATTTTAATGATGCCGTTTGGTTGCCGGAAGATGTTCTGATTCCACGAAACAATATACCACTACCAGTTTGCTTGTTTACGACTGAAGCTTTCGTTTTGTAAAAAATAGGCGCATAATTCATTAATTCGACCTTTTCCCAGAACTCGGGGATAATCGATATTTCCGCGCTCGTCATCGTGTAACGAGTGAATAATGTAAGCTGGTCAGGATTGAAAGTATTGCAAACCTCGTTCGTTGATTCGGCATGTGATTTAGCAGACCCCCTCCCGCCCATAACGATACAGTACCTTGTTGTCAGATTAAACAAGGGTGCGTATTTGCGACTGTACGTTATTTCCGTTACGGGATTACTGTGCATCATCACACAGAAGGTTTAACCAGCCTACTTAAAATTTATCTGAGGCGGCTGGATGTTTATATTCATATTTTGTGTAACCGAAGATTTTTGGTCGTATCCAAGCATTTCTGAGATGCTGTCCAACGACTTCTGCTTATCGTAAAGACGAATCTTGACCCACTCTTCTTCGATGGGCTCCCCTTCTTTCGTATACCTTGTCGTTTTTTTTGTTTCAACACTCTGGATGCACGCTTTCTCTTCGTCGGATAACTCCTGAAAGTCTTTTAGCTCCATCCATCCGTTCCGAAGTCGGGAAAAGTTTGAAAAGGCGATCTTTTGATGCTCTCGTATGATTTGGAGGGCTGATATACCTGCGGCTTCTGCGAGGTTGTTTTTGAGGTAATCTATCCTTTGGGTAACCTTTGGGTCGTCCATTAAAATTGAAGCAGCGTTCCAAATAGCATTATCGCTCATTTTCGAGCAGTTATATGCAAAGCGGTAAGCCTCGGATGCATTGCCGCATTCGAGGTATTTCAGGACGAATTTTTCTTGCTTTATCGTTAATTTAGGCATGTCACATGAAAAATATATTACCGCCTAAAACCTTAATCACCCTAGATAAAACATCGATCTTCACGGTCTTTCCATTTTCTATATTTTTGACGGTAGACCAATCAACACCACTCTGTTTGGCAAGTTCGTATGTAGACAAGCCTTTTTCACGCCTCTTTTTTGAGACGTATTGAGAAACTTTTGACTTGGTGTCGATCACACTTTTTGTTAGTTCATGCTCCGTCACAATTCCCATATAGTGTGTTTTTACAAAAATAGTTTGTTTATAAGGGCATTTTACCTGTTTTGAGGGCAACTATCGGAATTTCACCCGATAATTACTTTGCAATATCACGTACACAGCCAATCGAGTACTTTTAGTCCAATTTCAACCGCATTTATTACTGTTTTCCCTATAGGGTTTGTCTACCTTTAGAACAATCCGACTGTATTTGCCAGCTTTCGAAACAGCGAATCTGTGTCGTATTCGTTCCGGTAAACCTCAAGCAAATGACGCACGGAGGCGTAGTCCCTGTTTATAGTCACTCCAATCTGCCGCAAAGGCACATCTTTATCCCGCAACAAGCGAACGAACAATATACGGGCCTGTAGAACCGGGATAACTTTGGTCTGATTTCTGATTTCTTCCAATCCGTAACCTGTTGCATTCTGAACCTTGCTTGCTGCCCTGGACACTATTTTATCGACTACTGTCATCTCAACTCACATTTGTTAAAA